AAGACCGTCGAGTACAAGACTGACGGTGGAAGAGAGGTTAAGTTCACAGCTACAAAGAAAGGAACAATCCGTGTCTCACCTTATAGGCCCAGAAGATCAGTCAGACGAAGAAAGACTAGCAGAGGAGTTCTGCGAGGACTTGAAAAATCTGAGTGAAGTATCGGAGGTACGGGGATGCAGCCAAAGAAGAATGGGACAAGCGATGATTGGCTGCGGTCTTCAAGTCTTAAAAGAAGGGTGCAACGAGGACACGCGCAAGGCGTTAACGATAGCAAGGACTATGTTAACAGCGTGGAAGTCGTTCGCAGAAGCAGAAGAAGAGGAGTAGCAACGCACGAACAAACTGTTTCTTTGGACTGCGCCAAGTACTCCGAGCGGAGTCGGTCTACCTTTCTCCCGACTCCGCTTTTTAATTTCCAGAATATACACTGTAGACATTTGAGTACTGTACAGTACCAGATTTATTACCTTGACTTGAACCAGATAATGTGTCAGTATAGGAACCTATTATGAGTGAGGACACTAACACAGTACAACTACCCAAGAAGCAGAAAGGTGACGAGCGGAGAAGTCTGCATGTCAGGATAACCGAGTGGCATCACAGCAAGCTGAATATGCTTGCGAGAGAAACGCACTGGAATAAGAATGAGATCGTCGAGAAACTTATTGAGCAGAGCGCAGTGGGGGAACACTCGGAATGAATTACGGAGCGTGGCACTGCCCTCTTGAGGCTTTTCTCATTGGCCTCACCTCCTTTGTGGTGTCACGCTCCAATTAAAATCTCAATGAATAGCAGAGAGAAAGGTAAACGTGGAGAGAGGATGTGGCGAGATCAGCTAAAGTCTGCTGGCTACACAAACTCTAGGCGAGGGCAGCAATTCAGCGGCGATGAGTCCGCACCAGATGTAATCTGTGAAGACCTGCCACATCTCCACTTCGAAGTAAAATATACGCAGAGGCCAAACATAGAAGCGGCACTGATCCAAGCGCACTCCGACTGCGGCAGCAAGCTGCCAGTGGTGGCGAGCTACAGGACAGGCGGGAAGCTCAAGGAGTGGGTCGTGTCTATGCCAGCCGAAGCGTTCTTTAAAATAATACAGAACAATGCCAACGAACAATAAAACCGAAAGCTTGTACGAAGTACTTGCACGGCTTCAGCCGAAACTGGAGAGGGCAGAAAAGTCCTCCAAGAATCCACACTACAAAAACAACTACGCTGGACTTGACGAGTTCATCGAGGTTGCCAGACCCGTGCTTAACAAGGAAGGCTGCTTCCTTACTCACACCCTTGACTTTGTGCCAGAGCGCACAGAGTTAAAGGAGGACGGCACGAAGGTTCACTACCCAAGGCAGGACTTTTGCACTTGCCGTATCATAAGGGGAGAGCAAGAGATCAAGACTCAGATGCCCTTGCTAATGGGCGGACGCGAAGACGCGCAAGCCTTTGGCAGTGCGCTGACCTATGCCAGACGCTACACCCTGCAAGCACTCCTGTGCATTGCAACTGACGAGCCTGATGACGATGGCGTTAAGGCAGTCGGAGAGAAAAAGGTGGCAGCAATGGCTTCAGGAAGAGGCAACGGTAAAACCCCTACTTCACACCGCGCTGCGGTTGAGGCAAGGGCAGACGGTTTCCTAAAGCCATAACATTATGGCTGCTCACGGTATGGTGCTACGAGAGATTCGTGGACGAGGTTTCCGTAGGGGTTTTCATATATCTCCTCTCCTGCGGTGTTACCTGTTAGAAACAAACGTGAGCAGCCTACTTTAATATGACCGATATAAACCACAGCGAGAGGGCGCATCACCCAGACTTTCCTCCGTCTTCCCTCCCAGCATTTGCGAAGTGTCCCTGCTACAAGTCATCTGACACAGTGGGGCAAGCAGCAATCAGGGGGACACAGCTTCATGAGAAGCTTGAGGAAATACTGTGCAGTACTGAATTGGTTAAGGAGATAAAGAAAGCAAATACCCAGAGAAAGGAAACAAGTGGGAGAAAACATATCAAACACTAGAAGCCCTGATAAGATTAGGGATGACGCTATCCAGTGGTTCAACACCATAGCACCACTGAAGTACAATGAAGGACAGGCAAAGTCTGAGGTGACTGACAACCTAGACAAACACCCAGACCTAATCGGAGCATTAGGTGAAGAGATCGTAGACGCAGTGTTCTATCTTGGAAGCCTGTCGCATCAGCTTCAGAAGAAGGACAGCAGGATAGCCGAGCTTGAGAAACAGGTGGAGTTCTACAAGGAGCTATCCCAGCGATGAGCCTAGCCATCAATACGCCGCGAGGTCAGGAAGCTTTGAATCATGAGCGGGATTGCATCTCTCTCTACCGAAGCCTTTACCCTGACTACTCCTTTATAGAAACTGATAAGGATAAGCCAGCGGCTATTGATGGTGTTTTATACATGAAGAAGAGCGACTGCCTTCAGGCCGTTGTTGAAATAAAGTGCAGGAACATGACGCACGAACAGTTGTTCTCTGACTACGGGGGCGAGTGGCTGGTTGCTAATGCAAAGATAGAGAAAGGCAGAATGATAAGCCACCTGTTATGTGTTCCGTTTGTCGGGATGCTGTACCTGATACCCGACAAGACCATCCTGACTATCAGGATAACAGACAGTACCGGACAGTACTGCATAGACTTTGACGTAAGAGACACGACAACAAAAGCTACCATCAACGGTGGAAGCGTCAAGCAACCCAACGCATTTATACCGATGGACAAGGCGAAGGAGCATAAATGAACTTGAGGGATTTAGAAGTTATCACGGCTATAATCATAGCACTTGCCGCGCTAGGTCTAGTGATAAGGGTTGCAACGGCATGAACGAGCGCGAACAAATTAAACAGTGGGAAGCCATAGCCAAGGAGGTGTTGGTGGACAAGGGCGCAAGCTGTAGCCACATAGAGTCTGTGCTGGTGGGCATCACCAGAAGCAAGGACAACTGGCTAAGGGAGCAGCTTGAGAAGAAAAAAGAGAAAGCTTGGAAGGCAGCTAATGTCAAAGATTAAAGGATACCCAAAGGAGATAGTCTGGGCTGCGTCCTACATTCTTTCTGTCGCTGGCAGGAAGAAGCTAATCAGCGAGCAGCGCGTGTCTATCATGCGGGACGGGGAAGAGATAAGCTTTGGCAGTATGGACGCTTACTGCAAGGGGCATCTGTTCGACCTGAAGACTGGCATGAAGAGAGACTACAAGCAGCAGATGGCTGCGTATGCGTTGGGAGTAATGCAGAAGTTTGGAGACAAGAAGCTGACCTGCCACCTAGTCTACTCTAGGTTCAAGAATGTAGAGACATTTGATATAGAACTTGAGGAGGCGGAACGCATTGTGTACGGGATAGTGGACTCAGTTAAAGACCCTACACGTTCACCTTGGCCTTGCGATTACTGCCGCTGGTGCAGCAGGAAGGATAACTGCACAGCCATCAAACACTTTAGCTATACAATCGCCGGACAGGTTGAGGCGATGAAGCAAATAAATCTCGACGATCCGTTAGACCCTGCCGTTAGAGAACGGTTACTATCCATCGTGGATGCGGTGGAGGATTGGGCATGTCGGATGCGGGACAAGGTAAAAAAGATATAGTAATATGCCTGAGAAAAATAAATACAACTACATTAAGGTCGCTAAGAAGGGCTACCTTTACAACAACGAAGACAAGCAGGAAGGAAGCCCTGCGCCTGACGTTAAAGGCAGGATAGTCGAGCTTGAATTGAAGAAGCTTGAGCCGTATGCCGATGAGGAAGGTAAGGTCACTGTGGCTTTAGCCGGATGGCGAGAGCAGGATCAAGAAGGCACTGACCGACTCGGCTTGCAATGCCAGTACGTCGAGAAGCAGGGCGAAGCTCCGGCTGAGTCTAAGCCAGCCTCCAACTCACCATTCTAGTACTGGACAGTACTGGCCCCCTCCTCTCTCTTTTACGCTGCAAGTTATGAGGGGGGAGGGGGTTAACAAACATATAGGAGATAACATGAAAGATAAAAATCAACCGCCACTCACCAATAAGGAGAGAGCTATGCTGCAAATGTCTATCGTCGCATCCTGCTTTGGGTTCGGAGTTCAAGACTCGGACGTACTTAGCTACAGAAGGACTGAGAGGATAGTACTGGCTAGACAGACAATCTACTGGCTATTAAGAAAGTCAGACTTTACATACCCTAGAATATCTCTGGCAGTTAACAGAGATCACGCTGCTACCATCAAGGGGTTTAAGCAGATCGAAGGCATACTGGAGCTAAACCTAGAGGGTGGTTACTGTGACTGCATAAAGAATTCATTTAAGTATTACAAAGACTTCTACAGGGAGCATTTGAGGAAAGAGAATGAGAGAGCAAAAGAAAGGATCAAAGATGTTGTTTGACGAAAACAGGCCAGTAAGGAAACCCGCATCCGTATGGGAACTGAAGCAGGTTCTTGAGGCTATAGATGAGAGGCGCAAGGAACTTGCTTGGCACAGGAGCGAGTGTGCCGGAGGGAACTTCGTCTGGAATAATGACGAGGCTAAGAAGGAGTTCTATGATTTGGGCGGAAAGCGCAAAAGGGTCTTGAGCAAGTTGGCTACTGCTATGCTCGACTGATCCTTGATACGCATCCAGTAGTAATGGCGGTGGCGTCAACTATTGGATCAACAGTGTCTTCAGGGTACTGGCTTGAGGACACTATAATAAACTCCTTTTCTATAGAGAGGAGTACCCCGTTGGTTATACAGGTGCAGGGGCGCACTTTGGAAAGCTCGCATTGAACATAGCCAGCGGGGTCTAGCCACTCTATCTCTACCTTCTTCCCGACCCAGCTTTTGGGTATCTTATTTTTGTATGTTCTGCCAGCCATCTCTGTATTTCTCCCAGTTGCAAGTTCCTATCCTTCCCCTGCCCAGACCCGCTGGGAATATGGTTGCATGATACTTCTTCATCCTCTGAATGTCAGCAACCGGAATAACATAATACCCGTCCTCGTTAATCCCTTCAAAGTCTTTTGAGTAGGGGGCAAAGAGGACAACATAGTCGCACTGCTTTTTCCCGTAATGCTGTTTGACCTTGCTGCCGTGGGACAGGCATATCCTGTAGCTGCCACTTTGCTGTAGCTTGCCAGTCTTAACCTGAATCCTGTAGCAACCGCCGCCTTTCTCAGCGATTAGGTCGTAAGGCTCACTGCCTATAGGGAACGATATATTAAATCCCAGTTGCGCCATCTTAGACGCAACCGCAAGCTCACCGCCCGTTCCCACCTTGAGGTTGTCCATAGCCCCCAGTACTGTGCAGTACTATTACTTGTTATCTCTCAAATACCTGAACGCATGATAGTCTTTCGGCCTAACAGCACCAGATTTAATAAGCTCGTTTATCACATTCTTGCTCTCCTCATCGCCAACCCCCTTGAAATGCTCCTTGAGGTACTGGCCCCTATCCCAACTGTTCTGAATCCTGCCAAAGTCTTCAGGCAACAAGGCTCCCAGCAGTGCAGCTTCTTTATTCTTTGAGGCTGCTATTGACTTAACGCGCTCGATAATCGACCTGTAAAATTCTTCGCGCTTCAGATTCTCTTCAGGACTTAGCTTCTTACTGGAGCCGACAGCGTACTTCCTAGCAGCCTCGATAACAGCCTCGTTAACATCGCCGCCCTTTATGTTCTTTGCAGATTTAAGGAGAAGGTCTTTGTTCTCCTTAATGAACTTGTTAACCAAAGCGTCCCTTCTTCCGGTTCCATATTTACCAGTACGCTCTCGCTCCACTGCGATGTCTATGGTTGTGGGTTCCTTTGGCTCGTCCATCAAGCCAGCCTTAACAGCCGTCTCAACGTAACCTCTCTGAAGTTCAAGCACTTCATCAGTAGCCGCAAACTTCTTGTCCCTCATAAACTTAATGAGGGCATCCTGCGCTTCTTTAGATGTGGAGGTTCCAACCCTTAACGGCTGCTTACTCTTAACAGAGGATTTAATTATATCCTTAATAAGCTCCTCGGCGTTGGCATCAGAATACTTCTTGCCGAATCCAAGAACATTCGGCTTGCTCATTTCGTTATCAATAAACTGGTCAGCCAGAAGCTTTGCCTTAACAGCGTCACCTTCCTCAATAGCGGCAACAATCTCAGATTTATCAGCAGCGATCTGTGTGGGTGAGAAGCTCCCCTTCAGTGTTGGAGTTCTCTCAACATCTTTAGACTTCTTGACTGCGTACAAGCTCTCCTTCATGAATCTGTCGTTCACGAACCTTCTCAGCTTTTTGTTTGCTGCCTTTATATCCTGTCTCCTGTCTCCGGTAATTTCTCTATATCCGGCAGCAGTGCTTCCTGCGCCAGCTACAATTCTCAGACCTTCATCTAAGGTTTGCAGAGACGCCCCAGTTTCTATGGCAGAACCTACAGCTTCTTTAGTCTGATTGATTGCGTCAACTACAGGCACTCCAACCGGATCAAAGCTTCCAGTTTTCTTGTACCTTAGCGCAGTGCCTCCTATGTACTCTCCAAACAAATCCCACTGTCCGCCAAGTGCTGCGTTGTTTACCGCTCTATTGGCAAGCATCAGCAAGCCCTTTCCAGAATCATCCTTAAACGCTTCCGCTATCTCCTCATAGCTGGCATCCTCTCTATCCCTCCCGAACAATCTGTTAGTTTGCCCAACAGTCTCACCAGCTAACTGTGTTGCGGCAAGCCATTTAAGAAATGGTTTTGCATTACCGTTCTCAAGCTCTCCAATAATGTTCTTATGCAGGTGTCGCTGCATTTGTTGGCCCCAGTTTTGAAACTTAAAAACAGTCCTCCATCCATCGTTCTGCATAAACAACGGAAGCTGGTCGAACCTGTATCCACCTTGCGTTTCCTTAGTCCAGCTTTGCAGAAGCCTTCTTGTTTCTTCGTGGGATTCAGGGTTGAAAGGAACTTCAGTCCTCTTCCCCATCACATTGGCGAACCTTTCATTCGCAACCTTAGACAAATCTATATTGTTGTTGTTTGCGAATCTTTGAGCGGAGGCTAGGTTCTTTGCCTTTTGCCCGCCATTTTTCAAAAGCCCGTCTAGCAATTTTTTCTGTGACTGGAGCCTGTTAAATGCTGGCCCTGATTTAGCATTCTTAATGCTATGAATGTTCCTAACTAAATAGACAATCTGCTCTGCGTTCTCAACCTCATCGTACAAGTCCATCCACTCTCTTCTGGCTAAGTCCCCAGCTATAGTACCCTGCTTTCTAATAAAATCTTCAGCACCAGAAAATCCTGTCGCCCTTAGAGCCTTGCCGACTACCCCCTGACCTCCGGCTCTTGAGCCTTTCGTTAAAGACTGGCTGTCCACCATAGCAGTCACCCTGCCAATGTCGTTCCCTGTTGCTCCCAGTCTTTCGGCTAAATGTTGTGCCTTCTTATTGCCCCTTATTTTTGATCCTATTTCAGAAAAGGTGTCGGCAAGCTGCATAATTGTAGCCCTAGCCATAGGCTCAGTGCCAGTAATCGTCCAAGTTTTGAATGCTCCTGTAAGGTTCTTAATAGCAGATGACGGGTTAGCAATAAAAGCAAAGGTAGCCGCTTGGTTAGCTCCACTAGCAAATGAGCTTCCGCTTGGGCTAAATATCACTTTATGAATGTCATCAACATATTTCTTGGTATTTCGATCAGACTTGCCTTGAGATATAACCCTAAAAAGAAAGTCAGGGTTATCAATAGCCCGACCAGTACTGTCCAGTACTTTGTCCTGACCTCCAAAGTGGCGTATTTGAGCCAAGCTTCTTGCAGAGTCATCAAGGTAAGCAGCACCTAAGTCTGGGCTAAAGTCCAAGGCTTCGGGGGGAAGATCGGCCAAGGTTCTGCCTCGCTCTAGGTGGCTGAAAAAATTAGAAGAGCCTCCACCTCTTGCTATTTGATCTTTAAATTCAACGTAGTTTTTAAGCTTTTTCTCTAGCGTTGCTTTATCCTTTGCGCCGAATATACGCAGCAACTCCTTTGCTTCTTTTGAGTCTCTTCTTATGTCGAAAAGCCTGAAGTTATCCTCTATAAGCTCCTCGTATTCCTGCTTCAGCTTTCTGGGCCAGTAAGCCTCATGCTGTCTGGCCTTCCTCCAAGAGTCACCATCTTTTACGATTATGTTTAGTCCCCGCATTTTCCGTCCGGCTTGCTGTGAGGCGTCAGACCACCCGTCCACAAGAGCCTTACCCATAGGTGACATCCTTGTGTAATAATCTTTAGACCTAGCAATCCTCATGTTCTCTGCTATCTGGCCTTCATGCAGGTAGGCGGGTTGGTTAATTTTAAGCTGAGTAAGACCCTTGGCTTTGTCTTCGTACTGGGTACGCACTGTCGCGGACTCATCACCCCTTACGCCGCCTGTTTCAGAATGCCTTCTACGCATCCACTCTGAAAACTCTTCATTAGCTAACTCGGTTTCCTTTTTATTTCTAAACAATCCATATCCAATTCCCTCCGCTTTATTTAGAAATCTTGCTTGATAGTCAGCGGCAAGGAAGTTGCCATCATCAACTGAGTGGCGAAGACCTTTGGCAAGTTGGAACAATGCGCTCTTCTCTCCTGCGCCACCCTTTTGTGCTGCCCTCTCCAAAATGTCAGCAGTGCCCATATAGAGCCTGTTAACCATAGGGGTGGGCAATGTGCTGATCTTAGTAACCGCTCGGTCAATAGCTCCGGCAACACGAGACGTGTCGCTATTTCTCATAGCCCACTTGAACACAGGGTCTGTAGCGTACTTGCTGATAGACGAACCCAGCCATCCTTCACCCATCCTTTCTATGTTCTGGCCTTCTGTCACCAGTTCGGAGCCTTTTAATTTAACGCCGTACTTACTGGTCGCCTGACTGCTGGCCTGTCTCCCTAAGTCCACCAAAGTTGCAGCAGCCTCCTCGGCGTCCATTCGAGAAAGAGAGTTCAAGAATTTAATTTCATACTCAAGAAGCTCCTTCTCAGAAATAGCGTGATTGCGGTAGAAGTTTGGAGGTCTGTTCTCCGCCATATTGTCCCGCAAAATCCCAGCAAGATTCCTTCTTGATTCCCTACCAGCCCCAGACATCCCGTCCGTAACGGACTTGATAAGTTTATCTTCAGCTTTGGCAATAGCCTCATCCGATAAAGAGCTACTGCGGTAACTGTTTTCTAGGTTTTGTTTGTTTCGTAAAATAGTAATAACCCTCTGCATCATTTGAGGGTCAGAGTTGTTAATTAAGACTTTGGGGTTTGAGTCAATTAGGGCTATGTCTTGTCTAAGTCTCTTAGCCAACTCCTTAGCAGCGTTCCTTTTTCCTTTTGTTGATGCGTGTTTACCCATAAACACAGCCTGTTGAACCTTTTCCCTGAGAGCATCCTTAACCTTGAGGTTGTCATTCGCAATCTGCTTAGGTGTAGCCTTAACCTTAGAGAGAGGCGATAATAGCGCACCAAGACCAAGGGCTAGTTTGTTCCTATCCCAGACTTCGATAAGATCAGGAGAAAGGGGCTTGCCTTCCTCTAGGATGCTTGCGGTTTGCAGGGTAAGCTCGTTAATCGTGGCAGCTTCTGTCCCACCAACAATAAATCTCATTACAGTTGGAGCTTGGCCCAAAGTGGTCAAGGCAGACTGTCCCATCAGCCCCATACCCATAGCTTCCGCAGCCTCTCTGCCAGTGGTAGGCTTACCGGACGCACTGTCAGCCATTATGCGTCCTACTAAAGCCCCACCGCCCAGCACTGCTGCTTTGCCGAGCGGATTTGGTACAGCTTGAGCGTACGGCCAAACGGCAGCCACCCCTGATCCAGCCCCAACGCCACCCCTTGCTGCTCTTAGCCCCTCTTCTGCGGTTTCCTCAGAAGCCCCAGTTGCTTTCATGATGGGGTCTATAAGGATTTCACCACTAGCAACATCCTTAACGCCCTTTGCAACACGTTGAAGACCAGTTATGGCAGTATCAAGTCCGCCAGTCCCCTTTGTTATTGTCTCCCCTGACCTTACCTTTTCTCTTTCTCTCTTCTGCTCTTCAGTAAGGGATGTGGGTGAGCGCAACTCCCTTCTAAGTTTTGCTAGAGGAGACTCTGGAGAAGGGTAATCAAGTGAAAGCTTTTCCTTATCAACCTCTTCGTCAGAGTCTAAGCCCAGACTTTTCCTAAGCTCCCTGTTAAGCTCTTCTAAAGTTTTTTCTGGCATTTTAAATCAGAGGTTTATTGTGGGAGTGGTGGGACATTAGGTGCGGGTTCAGGTTTTTGTTTCGGCGTAGCCCCAAGACCAAACAATTTTCTGTACAAAGCTGTATCAATTATTTTTTGATCAGCACCCAGCCCTTCTTGGCTTTTATCAATTTCAATCAAATACTTTTCAGCCGTGCTGGCTGCATCTGGATCGCCTGTTTTTTGTTTTTCCAGTAATGCTGCTAGAACTGTTTTTGATTCTTCTAAGCTGTTAAGTAAATTAGCGTCTTTAAGAGACTCAAAAACTACGCTGTACTTTTCAGGTTCAGAAATGGTCAAGTCAACTGCTGGCATAGTTGCTGTTATCATTCTCTTATACTGCGCGAAATCCCTTCCCATCTGTTTCTGTTGTTCTTCAGTAAGCTCTACTCCAGCGTCAATTTTGGGATACATTACAATCCCGCCTTGCAGGTTTGTAGCGAAACCAAACGAGTAAGGGACTTCTTCCTCGTCTTCATCAACAATTTTTTCAGCGGAAATTGAACCATCTTCGTCTGTTACTAAATTCCAGCCAGTGCTTAATGTTAGCGCGGATGCAAGTCTAGCTTGTTTCTGAGCCTCGTATAAACGCACCATCGCCGCATCATCTTGTGGGTCAGCATCTACGTCCTGCTGCGCTTGAGAGAGGGCATCGTTCGCCCTTTCAATTATAGCAAACTTTTGTTCGAAAGCGTTTGGCTCCCTTAAAAAAGGTACTTCTTTTTCCAAAATGCTCTTAACAGTGGCTAAGTCTGTAACCTTTTTAAGCTGATCCCAGTTCACGCTCGCATCATCAGGGGGCATCATATTTTGAATTGAAGTAACAAAACCAGAAATCTTTGCTTGAGAAGCTTTCATTTCGGAAGCTTGCTTTGCCTGCATACCTCTTTGCTCTTTAAGTTCGTTGTTTTCAGCACTTTCCCTACCCTCACTGAATTGTTCGCGTAGCGCATCCTCTAGTCTGGGGTTGTCTTCCACAAGCTGATCTAGCTCGGCATAAGCTGTGCTGTCTGGGTTAAGGTAAGAGTTGGCCCCAAGATTGGCGGCGCGTTTTATTATTGCAGAATTTCTTGCTTCTCTTGCTTGCTGTTTATCTTCGGCTGAAGTTTGAGAAGACCCAGTATTAAAAGCACTCTGAATTAGTCTTTGATCGCTCAGGTCGCCTTCGTACTGATCTAAAATAGATTGCAACCCTTCCCTATTGCCTTCCCGACCTAAAGCAGAGGCTTGATCTACATTGGCTTTTAAGAGGCTTGACTCCTTTTGCTTACCCTCTTTCTTTAAAAAAGCTTGTTTGGAGTAGTAGTATTCCGGCTTGGTCAAGTCTAACGGTTCATCTCCACCAGCGTTTGTGTAGGCGGCGTAGCTAGTTCTGGTTCTTTCGTCCCTCGCATCCTGCAAGGCTTTAGCTACACTGGTTTTCTTCTCAGCGGCTGCAAGCTCTTCAAGCTTCATCTCCCTTAAAACATCTTCAGGAGTCCTTTGGGTTGTTGCAGAGAGGCTAGGGTCGTTAAAGATATTGCGCCTCTCCTCTCCAAACTTAGGAAGCTGACGAGTCCCCTCCGGCATAACATTAGGAATAGGAGTTTCGTCCCCCTTAATCTGGCTGTATGGCTGGTTCAAGCTTGGGGCTAAGGAGGCACGAAGCTCGGCTTCTTTCTGCCGCCTCTTGTCGCCTTCACGAAGATTGTATATGCGCTCATCATACCTGCGCTGGCTTTCTCGAAGATCGTCTTCTCGCTCTTGCAGAGCTTTAAGAGCGGCCTTCCGCTCCCTTCTGTCGGTAGCTTTTTCGTATGCGCGTTCAAATCCGCGACCAGCTTCTTCAAAGAATTTTCCCCAAGTTGCCATAATATGTATTCCTTATAGACAGTACTGTGCAGTACTAAGGCCCAAATAGTTTGCCTCCAAGCTTTTCACCAAATCCAGCATTTCCTGCTAACCCTCCGGCAATTCCGCCTAATATTGCTCCGGCTCCTCCACCCTGATTATTCATTTGAGTTCCGTAAATGTTAGCTTGAGTGCCGAACACGTTACTCGCAAACCCAGTGGCGTTCGCCCCAGCGTTAGCATCAAGCCCCATACCGCGCTGCATCTGGGGCATCGTAAATGGTGACGCCCCCTGTTGCAGACCGGACATCGCAGCACCCTGCGCTGCAATCGGTTGTAACCCTAAGTAGGACTGGATATTGCCAATGTCCTGCTGACGGGCACCAATTTGCTGTTGCGAGCCTACGTTACGAGCTTGATTGATCTGCTGCACACGCTGAATCGCATTAGCAAACGATTGCTGCGCCATAGCGTTGGAGCGATCAGCTTCAGTCTGGCCACTTGCCAGTAAGCCCAGAGCTTCACCACGCCGCCGCTGACCTAGCTGCATACCGCCTTCCAGTTTCGCAATCGCTTCGCGTAATCCAGCACCAGTTCCTAAAGCCTGTCCGCGAGCAGCAGCAGCCCCTCGTACACCCTGCTCTAATGCGCGTTGTTGCGCCCCTGTGAGCCTTTCACCGGACATTAGCTGGTCTAGTACCTGTTCCTCAAGCTGACGCCGCATTTCGGCAGTCTGACCTGTGTCAGTACGCAACTCAGGGGCATCACCAACCTCCTCATATTGCGTTCCTGACGCCAGTTCCTCTGCTGTCCCTCGCCCTTCACGCAGTTGACGGGCAAAGTCTTCCCGCAAGCCAAACCCTTCTGGGTCTAGCTGCTGCATTTGTTCCCGCTGCGCGGCAACAAACTGTGGGCCGAACTCAACGAGATTGTCTAGCTGGGCTTGCGTTAGCTGCGGGACAAGATCAATCAGGCCGGACATCTCAGCCTTCGTGAGATCAATATCTCCGAAGCCCCTGAAGTCCGCAGTACGCATTTCCCCCGTCCGAGGGTCTTCGTACTCGACCATTGTCCCCTGACGCGCTGCTGACTCAATCAGTCGGCGCGTTGGTAGCGTCTCTATGTCTGCGAAAACCCCTTCGCGATTTGCCTCGCTATAATCAGGAGCCGCTGGTGGTGTTGGTGATTTTTTGCCCATTTTACTATCCTAAAAAACGTCTTTTAATTTTGTCCATATCAACAACTGTCGCTCTGTTGTTATATTTGTGGCGCATCCACGCCATACTATGTGCGGTCTGTGACCATCTGTTCCATAACATCTCGTACATCCGGTTCATGCAGCGCGGAAACCTGCTTACACAAGCTTCTATATAACAAATGCCCCCTTCCGTATCCTTATAATGCTCATTACACTGCTTTTCAGTGTCCACCATCCGCAATAATGTCAACCCAACTAGCTGTCCTTTCGCCTTGACAGCGTAATAACGGTCATTATTCACAAACCACTGTACCCAATCAAGCAAACGCTCACGATCCCAGTCCGCACAGAAGTCAAGATTCTCCGCTAGGAAATCTGCCATCTCTACTGTGGATTCTGGGTGTGTCATCGCTGTGGATTGATAGTATCTGGGAATGCTGACGTTTTTACGGAGTGCAAAGACAGTCGGCCAGAGTCTGTAGCCACTACAAACTGTATGTCCTCAAACTTGCCCTTGCTCAAGAGGTTAAATCCCTTAACAAAGTGACGTTTACCGTTGCCTACCACAACATCAGACGCAAGCTCCCCTAAGAATGTCTGAGTAAGATCATCTAATTGTTCAGTTTCTATTTCATACCCGTTCTCTTGCAAGATTTGTGACTCGTAACCGTCCATATCTTTTAGAAAAAAGAAACTAACTTTTTGGTCTTGTGCAAGCTGGTTGTCTATATCGAACTCAACTTGATACCCAGTCTTAGGTGCGTAAATTTCCTTAAAGTTATAGGCGCGAGTAACCAACTCAGTCTCGTAAGGTGTGGTTTGGTCTAGGTAGAAACTTTCAGACTCGTCATCTAGCTCAATAAAGTTTAGCCAAGTGTAGATTTTGCCAGTTTGATCACCAAATTGAAGTCGGGTCTTACCGCTAAAATTTGTAACTGCAAAGTCATTGGGTTGCCAGCCAGTCCAAAACCCGCTCCAAGACTTTTGCTCAGTGTTGTAAACATATGTTCGGTTCGGAACCTCTTCATTATTAGAGCAAACAGAAATTAAATAACGCTTGTCGTAAAATGCAGAACAAGACTTAGATTGAAACCCGTCCGTATTCTGCTTGAACTGATCATTTATAGGAGCAGAGATAGGAGTAGAAACATCTGTCTGAACCCCAGACTCAATTGTAGACAGGCTTCTTACGCCATCAGAGGCTAGGAAAAACACATCAGAGCCAACCTGTTGCACCGACCTGTGCGCCACACAGCCTACCCTATTGTTAATCAGCTTAATAGACCAGTCAGCGACTGCTGCCGCTGGGTTAGCCTCAACAACCCACACGCTGCGTTCTTTAAAAACAAGTAAGTTAAATGAGTACCAAGAAGCTATGGCGGTTATTGGGTCGCCTGTGCCATCGCCAACCCGTATAGCGTTGCCTATAATGTCCCAACTCTCACCATCTAAAATGTCACTAACGTAAAGAGTGTCGCTGGGTACGGCGGTGTCAGCAGATGTGCAAAACAATCTGTTAGTGTGTGAAGTAAGTAACTTTGGCTTAGATGGAATTTGCGACAGGTGCGCTACACCTTTTGCGTCAGTGCCGCCAGACGGGGCAGACGATAAAGTAACTGTAGGCGGGACTGTAGAGGTGTATCCAGAGCCTCCGTCTGTAATACTAATGCTTTGAACCTTTCCTCCATACCCTAAAACAGCCGTTCCAGCGGCTGTTGAGCCACTGCTAGTAGAGAATGTTACGGCAGGAACTGATGTGTACCCGCTTCCAGTTTCAGTCATCTCGACACTGGTTATCTTACCTACGGTAATTACTTGAGAAGCAGAAGCATCGTCTATGTAAGCCAGATTCCCAACACCATCGCAGTAATACATCCGGTCAACAAGTTGAGCAAAGTAAACTGAATCTGCCGTCGAGCCAAACGTGCCGCCTGTATCAGCAATAGAGCCAGTCTCACCAACAATCTTAATCTTATAAGAACCAGCAGAAGTGTCTGACTCCGCTACAACAATTTTCTCAACTGTTGGAGTGTCAAAATAAGCAATAGAACCAACAGACCCAGTAAGGTTAGAAGTCCATACGGTAAGAGTAGCGTCCCACGTTGTTGTTATGTCATCCCAAACCGAATCAACAACATCGCCAACTAGCTGTGCCACACCTTTACGGCTTACAATATTACCGAAGGTATCAAAATCGGTGTTCTTCCCTATAGAGTAAGCACCCTCGGCAATCGTGTTCTTACGCACATTACTAGCCTGACCACCGGAAAATGATACGTCCCCGTCGAAGGCAATCTGATCGTCAAGCTGGCTGTTCTCTTGTATAGGCATTAGCTTACAACATCTCGGAAGTTAATCTCTTGTTCAGTGTGCGGGATTATGCGGCTAATATTCTGTTTCTGACCATTCTCTAGGTCGCGCATAATTTGGATGTGCGATGCAGCCTCAGTAAATTTAAGCTGGGCTTTTTGATACTGGCGAGAACGCTCAAGCATATCGCCTTCTGCAAAAGCAAGCAGTGCGTTATCAATCCCATTAAGGGTAGGAGAGTCATTGTCCCCTAACGCAACCCACTTTAGCTTGCCCAGCACAAATAAAGTACCAGTACTGTCCGGTACTGGCACAGGCTTGATCCGGCAGTTGCCACTTCCGTCTTTAGGGAGGTTGACAAAGTTGGTTGGGGTAGCCCTACGGGAAGAAACATTCTCCCACATATTAGGATCAAGCTGGAAAAACGTAACCCACTCTTCGTTAAAGATGTTCACACCGTCAGTATCTCCGGTTTCGGTGAACCGAATAGCCACTGGAAAATCAATCTTAGTAGTGGGCGCAGAAGAGCTTTGGTAAAAGGTAACTGTGGGCGTAGAGTCTAAAACAATCTCTGTGTCCTGTGCAGCTACAGCTTTAGATGCAACACCTAGCGTCTCATCCCACAGCCCACTGTCCCAGATCATTTGGTAACGGCGATTGATAAAGTCTTTGCAGACAGATACAGACGAGCTATCGGTGTCCGAGAGCTTCGTCGTTACAAAGTTGGATAGCTCAGTAAGTGTCATGTTTTAATGATATAATTTAAGACAATGTAAGGTTGCAAGTTGTTGTGCGCCGTTCCCCCGCCAGTCGCAGAAGTAGTTTGGGTTGACGTCCCATTAGGTGTTCTGCTGGCATTGCTGCCATCCGCGTTTCCAGTGCTGCCGCCCAAAGAGATAGTGTGCGTGTGCGATGGTAATTCTGAAACTGTCAGCGTGTGAGTGTTTGCCCCACCAGTGTTTCCTAAATCAGCTAAGTCAGGGCTGAGGGTTTGAGAACTATCAAAGCCGATAGCCACTTTTCCGCTTAGGTTTGGCAAATTAAATGTAGTAGAGCCATTCCCGTTGCCGTAAGCGTAAGCGTTCGTCCCGCCAACATCTTTTAAAAGATCATGCAACGCGCTATGAGTTGCTCTGGAAACAGCAGTTCCGTCACATAAAAGCCAACCCGCTGGAGGCGATGACGCTGCGTATTGACAAATAGAACCAGTTGGACTTCCAGCCGCGCCAGCCGCATCAGCGTAAGCCGTTGTTGCAACCTTAGTAGAGTTATCACTTGAACTTTGTGTAGTGGCGGTAACTCCGTCAGCAAGGACAGATGTAGCAGTGACGTTTCCTGTAGTGTCTCCGGTGACGTTGCCAGTAAACACTGCCGCATCGTCGCTTCCCACGTTGCCGTTTAAAATAGTTGTAACCGCTGCACTCGCGTCCGTTGTCTTAATGTCGCCTGTCAGGTTGCCAGTAACATCGCCAGTAATATTGCCAGTGAATGTTGCAGCACTATCACTTCCAACATTAGCATTTAAAATAGTTGTAACCGCCGCACTTGCGTCTGTTGTCTTTATGTTTCCAGTCAAATCCCCTGTTGAGTCCCCAGTAATATTTCCTGTTACATTGCCAGTTACGTCACCTGTAACGCCTCCAGTTGCAGTGATAACCCCTGTAACACCTAGTGTAGTGTCGAATGTGACAGCCCCAGTTGCATTTAAGGTGCCAGCACGAACTCCAGAGGTTGAAAGCGTTAATCCGCTGCCTGTGCCGTTGCCGTTAGTTACGTTTCTAAATGTGCCATCCAGACTGGCTACGTTTAAAAGCTGTGAGTAGGTACTGGCTACTGTGCTTCCTTGTAAATCACCCATTATTTTGCCTCAATTCTACGTTCTAGTTCGTTTATATATTTTGCAAGCTCTATAACTAATGCCTGACTTTCACTGTTCTCCGTCACCTGCTCCATCCCCAATGGATGCCTTTCCGCTATCTCCCGAAACCCGTCCAGCTTCACGCTCACGCCGCAACCGCCGCTCGCGAGCAGCAGTAATAAGATCAATAACAGCTTTATCTTTTTCATCTTTTCTTTGCTGTGCAACGTGTGCTGTGTGGATGTCCCCTAGCCGCTCCAGCGCGTCCAAAATCTTCGGCACTGCGCGAAGAGCGGCTAGGAGATCAACTATCATTTTTTGGTAGCGTATTCCTTCACTGCATCGACAATGCCCTGTCCGCCAATATAGGCTGGGACAATGACAATCACTGCGCCGATAATTTGCTCTGACATTTCCGGTGAGACTCCCGCCCACTCAGTTGCCAATACGGTTAAAACGCCGCCAATGGCGACCCACAACTTTCTGCTTTTTAGTTTATCTTTCATATTACTCTCCACCAAACAACTTACTAAACGCTGCCGCTCCACCCGCTGATCCTAATCCAATTGCTCCTACAAGTTTCCAACGAAACTCCTCTAAATATTTTAGTCTAAGTGAATGATTATTCATACGCTCCGCAATTTCATCGAGACGGTCAGCGATTGCTATTTGACGAGATTCAATTCTCGCTAATTGCGCTGATAATGAATTAGGGTCGTATTCCGCCATTACTTACCCACTTTTTTCATAGCAGCCCGATGCGCTTGCCCAAAGGTCTTGCCAGATTTCATTGCCTTACGCATCTCCGTCATATGCTTACCACTGTGGTGTGCTGAGTGACGTTTAAGCGTGGCCTGTTGGCGTGCTGTTAAGGCTTTCTTTTTAGTAGCCATATCCGCCCTTTTTACCCTTTTTAGTTTTCTTCTTATTTGTCGGCATTTTTATTTTCCTCTTGTTTTGCTTTAGCCGCAGCCAACCTAGCCTCGTCAGCCTCGCGTGCTGCAACTTCGTTAGGATTCAGCGGCCATTCCTGTTTAATTAAATCTAGATCAGTGTAAGTAGCAGCAGCGTTGTATTCGCCTTCCAACCGATCCGCTTCAGCCAGCACGGCAGTACGGTATTCGGCCCACTCGGTTGGCACTGCACGTTGACGCTCCACGGAAGCTACAATTTGCCAGTCCGAACCTGCCAGCATTTTACCCGCAGTGCCTTTGGCCCGCGCTATGCCGTCACTCTTCTCACGCGCTAGCGGCGCACGAACTACTGGCGGTTCTTCTATCTCCTTCCAAGAAATGCCTTGCGCTTCACGGTCAGCCGGATTGGACAATCGAAGCCAGTTGGCGGGGAATGAAATGTTGTTATGGTTGAACGCCTTGTCTAGGGGCAGTGCGCGACCTTCTGTTGTGATATATGGCATGATTAAATCCTATCTTGCGTTGGCGTGTTTGAATGGTGTAGATGCTATTGCGAACCCTACTAGGTCGCCTGACCCAATAGATGAGTTTGAGCTACGAACTCTAAATCCGTTACTTAACAGGTCTAGGTAGTCTGTAGAAGATTCAGACGCTGGACTATGAGCCTTGAGGGCATCATTATCCACGTTGTATCCCTCTCGCTTTTCGTCAAATATTAGCCAATCTCCCGTACTGTCTTTTCGTTTTAGAATCACCCAAGATGGCCTAAATCCAAGATAGCAAAATGCATCCGATGAAGTGTCTAGCGCGAACGCCTTGCTAAATCCTTCGACGCCAGTAAACGCCCAGATGCGTAGGTTGAATCCGAACTCGTCGGTATCAGCAAAAGTTGAGCCTAATTTGATGTAATCAGCGTGAGCCGCACCTGACGGGAAATAAGTGCTGTCAGGTGCTTGGGCTGAATCGTAATCTAGGTACAAATAGTTTCCGCTGGTTAAATCTTTATGAAAGGCAATAAATCCAGTAAAGTTTTCAGAGTAGGCATCGGTAGTAACAAAGAAAAACTCCGGTGCTGCTGACAAGCTGTGCGCCACCTCAAGGTTGCCGCTGGTCGCTGGTGACACTTCAATCGTAGTCACCCCCGCTGATGAGTTGTAATGTTCATTGGTCGGTGCAGTGTAAGAATTGTTCCAAGATGAACTGTCTCCAGTGCTTCCTAGCTTCCAGAGCCACGCCACATATCGTTCAGCCACTGGGGTGCCGTAAGGGTTATTATCATAATAATTTGTTTCCCCCGCTTTATCTACCGTAATGCCTCGGTTTGTACCCGACCCCGCGCTAAACGAAATCACCCCTTCCTCGCCAGAATTTAGGTATGGGCCACCTTCGCTAGAAATTACATCGGCATCTATGTTATACCCTCCTGTGCTAGTGCCTGTAATTGTGTCGAACAAGTAATGTCCGTATTCATTGTAGGAGCTTGCGGTATAAGATGCTCCGGCACTGTTGTCTCGATCTTTTATCCACGCCATCCCAACGTCAAAGTTTACCCCAGTAACATTTTGCGTAGAACCGCTGCTATTTACTAAATCTGAATTGCCAACGTAGGTTAGTATCCCAAAATGCTCTGACGGCGTAACGGCTGGGGTGCCGAGATTTCCGGTGTTCAGGCTTTGGAATCCGGTGGGCGGAGCGTAGTAAAATTCGGATTGGCTAGTGTCCTGCCCGCTTGATTTGTTATTAGCGAATGTTGGGTCTTGCCCTGCGTTTAATATAAATACATCAGCATTTGCATTACAGAAAATCGCTGGCCCCCAAGTATGACCAGACAAATCGCTAAACGCTGGCGTTGCTGTGTTGCCCGAAATGGCACTAGCGGTTGTGGTGGTGGAAGCGTCGTCTGTGTACCAAGTCCCATTCTTTCCGCACCACAATTTATTATTATCTAAATCTAGTGCAAACTGGAGTATGTCACCTTGGTCGTAATCTACAAAAGCCGAGCCAGTGTTTGAGCCATTAAACTTCATCCCAGCGTGGCTCTCGCCAGCAATGTTTCCGCTGCCATTTTTACTAGCCCAAGCTCGGCCTGTTCCATCGGTGTCGCCGCAGAGATAATTAGTAGTCGGCTCATCCCCGCCGCGAGAATAATAGCTGCTAATCCCAACGCGCGGATAATC